GCCATTGTGCCCCGAGCTAATAATCCTGGAGTAGTAGTATATAAAGCAACTTTGGCAAGAAAACCTTTAAGGTCATCCCATCCCTTGCCAAACTTCATAACAGTTCCCGTCCAGGTTCCGGCCATATCCTTATTTATATTAGCAAAACGGTTATGAACAATTGCGGTAATTGTCTCCACTTTTTCATCAACAGTAGCTTTTCGAAACCAGCTCTGTGTAAGTGCGTCTACACTGATACCATAATTTCTAAGCGTCATTGGTTGACCGGCGATAGACTTGGATATTGCTTCTTCTGCCTGTGCCAAATCAATACCTCTGGCAGTAGCAAGTTCTTGCGCCGCCGCCATAACCTTAGTTGACTGTGTAACATCAAAACCACGGGTCATTGCTTTTGACATTCCAGCTGCTAGTTGGTTGGCGGCGTATAGACTATTTTCAGACATATCAACAATAGCTTCTGTGACTTTTGGCATAACTGTCGCAACATCTTCGCCTTGGTTTTTTACCATATTAGTGAGCCGTGCTATAGACGCTTCAAATTCAGCATATATTCTAATGGCGTCAAGTACTTCTCTTTTTACTATCTGGACACCTTGATAAGCTAGTGCTACCAGACCTGCTTTAAGTCCAAAAGCACTTAGAGTTAAATCACCAAGTTTTGTTGACAAGTTGCCGGTTGCCGTTGCTGCGGTGTCTGTTGCTTTTGATACACTGTTAATGGTTTCCACTTCATTAGGACTAAATATTTGCGGTCGCACGGCTGCTACATCTTTTAGCTGTTCGGCGCTCGCACCGATTTTTTCCACATCGGCTTTAAACTTTGCCATATCGCCGCCAGCTTCATATCTTGCTTTAATTATTAGTTTTATGATTTCATCGTTTGTTGCCATTTACTTCACCTCCTTTCTCAATCTCTTAATTCTTGATCAAAAAAAGCTGATACGTCTTCGACACTACCACGCATAATATAAAAATAGCGCCATAATTCTCTCGTATTGCGCTCTTCTTTTATTTCACTTAACCGCTTTAGCTGTCTTACTGTATACGACCTTAAAACGTCTAATGGTTGTTTGAAGCCGTATTCAGCCATCAACTCCTCTGCTAAAACTATATAGCTTTGTCGCTCCCCAGGAGTCTTTTGGGGAGCTTGGTAAAATTTGCCAGAAACTCTTTCAGTGTGTCTTTATTCTGTATCCAAAATAGCGCTAGAAAATCATTTATTTGAACAGCGCTTGCATTGTCTTTTATATATAATATGTCGCTGTCGTCTAACATCTTTCCGTCATCTTTTTTTAGACCATATTTAAAAAATTCGAAAAGCAGCGCCGGAATAGCTGGTAGTATGGCGCTAAACAAAGCGCTGCCTTTTTCATCATCAATAGCCTCAAAATTCAATTTGTCCAGGTCGCTCACGTTTATGAGTGTGTTCAATTGCACAGCCCGTACGAACACACTCATAACAGTAAGCACATCAAAAGCAGACAGTTCCTTTTGCGTGAATGTCTTGTCTTTTATTTTGTGATTTACAATAGGCAAATCAAATATTTCCATGTCATTTGTCACAGACGCCTTTTTTTTCTTCGTCATTAACTACTCCTATGCGGTTGCCACTACTATGTCGCCACTATAAAGCATAAAGTCAGCTTCAACGTTCACCAGTTGACCGACGGAGCCTTTAATCGGACTGTATGGCTTTAACCAACAGGTTGTTGTAAATGATGGATTTTCGGTACTGGTAGCACCAGTATCATATTTTATAATAACGTTAAAGATAGTCTGATTATTCCAAAGCGGCCAAAGGGTGGCGTGAATTTTGGCTGCCGCATAATCCTGACGAAACGTTACCTTAATCGGGGTATCTTTTAAACCCGGCATACTATGTTTTGAATTAGATCCCATAGTTGTCGAGTCAAGTTGGTCGGCTGTCCAGGGGCAGTCAACACTTATTACGTGGTCGCTCAAATCGACCCCGTTTACAGAGACGAACGCATTTTTTAAAACTGTTGTTGCCATTTTACTTCTCCTTTAATAATTTTACTAATAATATAATATTGCTATTGAACACCAAGAACAATAGCAACTTTGAAACTAGGTGTTGTACCGCCAATAGTGAAAGACGCTCGATACCAAGTATCTGTTATTGCTCCGTCAACTTCAATCCACTGAGCGCCATATGTCGTTGCTTGCGAAAATGTTGCCCTGGTAATCGGTGACGCAAAACCGACATCGGTATCGCTTTGAATGATACCATTAAGTGTGGGTGTGGTTCCGCTAGCTTCAAGCACATGCAAAACACAATAAAGTTTTTGGTTGGCACTCACAGCTCCTAGATTTTGACCAGCACTATTACCGCTAGCAGTATAAGTACTATAATCTACAACTGTTCCGGCAATAACATCGCCAAGAGAACCATTGATCTGGCTCATTGTGACTTTCAACAAATCACCAACATTACCTTGTGATTGGAAGCTGGCCTCATTGGCACGTAGTGTCATAGCCACGTCACCGATGTTGCCCTCGCCACTAACACTAATTATTTGGTCGGAAAGTGAAAGATTATCAAAAAATGTATCGCTAATATCATTTGTTCCACTCGACCAAAATCCGGTTCCGTCCATTTTGAATGTCTTTAGCCCCGGTGCCGTGACTTTTGTGTCCATTCTAAATCCCGTTGCCGGTAATGCTACTGTATCGAGGTCTATCTTAATGTCATTGGATTTTTTGCTAAAATCCAAGCCGCCAGTCAATAGCAAACAATTTTTTAAGACTATGATTGCCACCTATTTCACCCCCTTCTCTTGCGCAACATTTCTGTTTTCGGCTAACTCGGCAACTTTTAGCTTTATAAACATTGCGGCTCGTAACTTATCCAGTTCAACGATATTGCCAACCTTAAAGTCACCATTCGGCGCTTTCTTAAGTATTCTTACTTTCTTCATTTAGACCTCCTGTGTCCAAACTTCCACTTGCATATAACTATCTTTCATAAATGTTGCCGACTTATCAGTGAACATAGGTGTGGGAAAAAACCTTCCAAAGTCTGCCTTCAACGCGCCTATCCCAAGAGTATTATCCTGGTTTACCACCTCTGCTATCGCTCTTCTGTATCGCCATAATTTATGGGTTAAATTATCCTCGTTTTGGTCGGTTACAGCTACAACCACTAATAACCGATGAATACCAACAACATAGTCATTGCGCTGATCGGGAAAGTCGGTTTCATCATCAATCACAAATATAGCGGGAAATTCAGGCACATCTTTTTTTTCAGATATATAATAACCCTTAATTGGATCGAGGATAATTCCGTCATTATATTCAGCTTGAAGTTCCACAAGCTTTGTTGGCAAGTTGGCTTCTAAAAAGGTTATTAGTCCGTTAACAACATACTCGGTCAATTTCATTATCTGCTAGCCTCCCATTGACCTCTTATCCATTGAATAATCTGGTCAGTATAAGCTTTAGCTGAAAATGCTGATAAATAGATAGGCTGCCTGGCTGGCATTCTAGCCGAGCCCGCCTGATGATATATCCCATATGGTATTCTACTACCTATTTCCATTTGTTTTAATTCAGACTTAAAATAACTTCCCCGCGCCTGCGCTGATGTCAAAGATGCTTTTAAATCGCCGCTTAAAACTAGAATTGGGCGCCCTGGAAAGTTTTTTTCTTTCCACCTGCCATATGCCGGACTTAGTTTAGCCCACCCGCTTTGGTTATATGCCCCTTCAGAAGCAAATTGCAGTAGTTCTGTATAATAAAAAGTTCGTCTAAATCTATTCCAAAGCGGTGTAAAATCATTTACGCTTGCTTCAAACTTCCTTAAATGCCGTATAAATCCAACTTCGCCATCTACTTCTACGTCTAATATAAGTCCCATTAGAACTTCATATCCTTTTCAACGATAGCGTCTATGTTACTGGCATCCGGATTGTTTACCTGGTAAGACGATGGTTGTCCTGTTGATTTAGCAGCAGTTTCGATACCATTATCACGTAAGTATTTAAGCCCACCCTCATAATCCTTACGTAAGATTTGACCGTGGCTTGTTTCGCCTGGAACCACTTTTTCCGGAAACATAGCACTTTCAGCCAATCCGGCAGCGCCCAGGGCGTTTAAATTTTGTAAAAATTTGACGGCAACGTCCGGTGACGTAATCGGAACGGTATAACCATTATTTGTAAGACTAAAATCAATCTCGTTTGCAACTTGGTTAATTAATGTTTCTACCTGGCTGGACGTTGGCGTACTCGTTTCATCATAGGTTCGCTTTGCATTTAATGCTTTAACATCAGCTAAGGTGCAATAAGCCATTAAGTATCCACCTCCACGGTTAAACTACTGGCAATAAGTGTTGCTTTGTTACCAGACGCCAGCGTTGCTTCCATTTCAAAGCGGTAAGTGCCCGCTGTCAAAGCAGCTGTTTCACTGGATGTCAATTCTACTCTTATTTGTTTGTTTGTACCAGTTGGTATGACAATTGAGCCTGCTTTAGTTAATACCGCTTCACCACGAGGTGATGTAACTTTAAAGGAAACAGTAGCACCACTTAAATCCGGCCACCCACTGCCGCCAACCCAATCTAATGACCGTCCATCAGCGGCAGCATAGTCGTCACCACTGCGGATAACTGCGTCACCAGTTGTCGTGACCGGCGATGTTAGGCTAACATTTGCCGCGCCAATGGCGTCAGTTTTCGCCTTTATTTCATCAATATAACCTAGATTATATCCTGCCGTACCAACTACATAAGAACCTGGTACTGGGTCATTCAGCGGATTGCCGGACGCGCCGGAGCTATTGATTTTAGCGCCCATAGTTCCTGCAATGTTATGGTCAGCCGCTACTTCCTCAAACACATTATCTACAAGTTCTTCCGCATTGACACCAGCTGTTCCGCCAGCTGCTAATAGTTCTACCGGATTTGTAGCTTCGTCAAAATCTGATAAATTACCAGTCGGCAGTTTATCGTCAACCGCTTTTAAGCGCTCGTTTATACTATTCAACGTCGGCACGGCTGGAATTGCGCTATCAAGTGCATTGTCAACCTCGGTATTAACATCAATCTTAGCCTGAGTTCCCAGTGCGTCCACGCTTTCCGCCGTAACCTTTCCGCTGGCATTTGTTGCTAATTTATTTGCTGGCGTTGTCAGTATGCTTGTTGCCACGTCCGCCGCCGTATGCGATGAGCGCGTTTGTATATCAGCAGCAATACTTGCACCTGTCGGCGTTCCAAGTAGAGTATAATTATCGCCTGACTGTTTTGTATTTCCGGTATAAGTATCAATTGTTCCGACCACCCAGTCGGCCAATTTCTTTCCTATACTTCCAACTGTTATCATACCACTGGTTAATGCATTCCATATTGCGGCCACACCTGCTGTTGATAAGGCAAAGCCTGTCTTATCATTTACGTCAACCTTACCAGCCGTAATTGTCAGCGCTGAGGCAATCCGAGCCAAAAGTGTCGTAGTTCCTGCTGTATCGGCACCAGCATATGTTGAGCGACTACTAATCATTGCGTCTACATTGTCCTTGATAAGCTTGCCGATACTTCCGGTAGTTGTAATCCCAGTTAAGAGTGCGTCCCAAATAGCAGCAATTCCAGTCGCTGAAAGTGCGAAACCGGCTTTGTCTGTAAGCGACCGCGTAGCATTATTCCAAATATCCGCGACCAAAGTTCCAAAACTCGATAAAGTTCTTGACGTACTTGACCATACCTTATCCGCTCCCGCTTGAGTTATACCAACATCGGCAGTAACAGAGCCTACCGCTCCTGTTACGCTACCTACTGCCCCTGTAACGCTGTCTACAGCACCTCCAGCATATGTTGAGCGACTACTAATTGTTGTATCAATATTATTCCCGATTATTTTGCCAGCGGTACCAACACCATAGCTGCCTGGTAATAATGTAGTCCACGGGTCACCCGCCGAGGCGGCAGAGTTTAACTTTTCGCCGGTCGAACCAGCACCTAGGTGGTCAGCCATAACTTCATCCCAAACAGTATCTGAAATCACTGCCGCTGTTGGCGGTGTCACCGTAAGGGTATAACCTGTTTTGTCATTATTGGTTATCAAGGCGTCTGTTGTTACAACGCCACTAATTTTATTGGCTGCTGTTACTGCTAGTGTATTAGCCGGAGTTGTTGACCTTACCAGCTTAGCATTGCCATAATCAACGTGATTGACTATGTCATATGTGTCTTTCACCACATTATCTGCAAGTTCAACTAAAATTGTTTTAGGCACCATATTAGTAGCGCCTTTAAGTTCAATCATTACAGAATTAGCGCCGGTTGCTAAGGCAGCGTTGGGAATATGCAACTCATAATGACCAGGCATATTAGTCCCGTCTATAGCCACGAAACCACCGCTTGAATATGTTCCTTTAGTTGCCGTAACTAGCGTAATAGCAGTAGCGGCACCGGCGGCACCCTCGCGATTATAATAAGCAGACAAACCGGCGCTATTGTAAACTAATCCGGCAAGCCTTGCACCGGTTGTAGAAGTTGAGTCATAAATATCTATTAATATAATCTTTGAGGTTGTCCCTTTTTTAAGCTCATATTTCTGCATTAGCTCTCCTCAATAAAATAATATGGTTGTAATATACCGCCACCGCCACCGCCACCGCCCGAATAACTAAACCCTTCTATTCTACTATCATAAGTTGTACTGCCATAATAAAATCTATAATCAGTATCGCCACCGCCACCAGCTTGACCGATATAAGTATATTTATAAAAAGTCCAGGTGGCAGCGTCAAGCTGGGTTGCACTAATATCTGCAATAAATCCAGTTATAAATATAAGACCGCTGACTTTTTCGACAATCTTTATATCGTCATCTGTCACGGTTTGAGTTTCCGGGCATGCCCATGTTGCTGAGTCCATGCCCTGGCTATAGCCGCTTCGATA